AATCACAGGCCAATAAGGGGGATTCAAAAGTAGTAGTATACTTGTAATCCATTACTTTTTCTCGCTCCAGCTTTTTGGCAGAGCGCTTTCCGCGCCAATCTTTTTAGCCCTACGTGTCAATTTAGCCTTAAATTCATCAAAGGTCATGGAACCTTTATACCTTCCCCAGCTACTAACAGCATCCTTAACGTCTTGGGCAGACATTACGGGGAAAGAGCGTCTCTTGGGATCAAGAAAATCGCTATCCTTTAAGGCACTACGCTTTTTTCCGCCAAACCTTTCTGCGGCAATATCCAACAGGAGTTGGGCGTAGCTTTTTTTAGACTTTTTATCGTAATCGATATCTTTCTTTAAAGCCTTCTTTTCAGCACTTTTCTTTTCGGATGGTTTACCTTTTTGGAGTTTCTTGATTTTACTTTTATCGTCTTCTATGGCATCCTCCTCATGCTCCCCCTTCTCCTTCTTAGTGTCCTTCTTAAGCTCCTTTTTATCAATCTTATCCCACTGCTTCTTAGTCTTTTCTTCGGCGGTAGACTCCACGTTGATATCGCTCCTGTCCTCCTTTAAGTCCTTTTCTAGAGCGCCCATCTCAGCCTTTATGTTGCTCACTGCATCCTCATGATGCTTCAGTCTTTCTCGCAAAGTTTCATGCCGCAATTCCTTCGCGTCTTTCGTATATTGTTCATGAGTAATCTCCTTTTTTCTCTTCTCAAGATCTGGATAAGGCTCTCCATATCGAGCCTTCGATTCCTCAGGAACCAAGAAAACCTCCACGGTTTCTCCTCGAACTTTAAATATTTGTTTCAGATTGTCTTTCATGACTGTGGTATAGTATCGCTGCGGGATATTCTTCTAATTGGTGTTGACTAGAAACATCTAAAACCTCCTTTAAGGTATGCAGACTTTCTATTTCATTAAAATCTCTTACACAGGATTCAAGGGTTTCTACCCAAGATTCTTTGTTTTTGGCACACACTATACTTTCACACAGCCTGTTCACTGTTTCTTCCTGTCCATCATCAAGCTTCTTAACCTTTAAATGTTTGGCCATTTTCTCTTTTGCTTCCGTCACCAAGGACTCGATTTCGTATATTGTAGACTGAATAGAGGATCGGGAATATTTTGCGGCTGCTTCTTGAGGAATGTCTGTAGTCCCCTCGGGCCTACCTGCCTGACGAGGGGTAATATTCTTATTGTCCTGTCCCTCTGGGGTAACCATGGGAACACCACCAACAAGGGGATTATAAAAACCCTCCTTCCTTTCATCGACAAAGCTTTCTTGAGCGGGTCCAATTTTATCTGCTTCAGGAAACCTGCCGTTATGGAACATGTCCATTCCCTGTTGTGGGGTTAAGATGCCAAGTTCCATTAGACGGGTTGCAACTTTCATGAGTTGGCTTTCGTCTCTCATGTCGATATCCTTCATTCTAACGGTTGGATAAGATCTAAATCCAAGCTCTTTCGCCACCCGCTTAATCTCTCTTTGTAAGAAATCATTAATAAATCCATGTCTAGCCTCCTTGAGCCTGTCTATGAAAATTTCAGCCTTGACCTGAGTGGAGCTATACTTTTCCTCACCGATAACGATGTTTTGAAGTCCCTGTTTAATGTCTTCATTGAGTATTTGATATTTTTCTGGCCCCAAGACCAAGTTTAATTCGGGAATAATAAACTCTGCCTTTGTGGTATAATCTGAAACTAATACGCGCCCCACACTCTCGTTTTTAAAGAGAGTCTGCATTGCCTTTAGATTATTCGGGTTGACGCCCCCCTTTTCAGGATCAGTTCCCATTGTTATCAGAAGGATCACATTTTCCACAGTGCGACAAATCGCTTGATCCATCTTCTTTAGTTCCAACTTAGCGTTAATGTCTGCCAGAACGGGGAAACCAAAGGGAATTGCAAATGGCTCATAATCCTGTTTCTTGTAAAATGAGAAAGATAAACGATAGGGGTCGAGCTTCATGCGAATGCCTGTGCCCCTGTAGTTGCCCATCCGTATCAATTCCTGAGTTTCGGGATCTAAGCTGTTAAAGATATCTAGATCTTCATCGGTTTGAGGGCTTCTGAGGCGAGTAATTTCATACTCGGATAAAATCTTTTCATAACCGCCAAAACCAAAACTTGCGGCACTTTTAGCACTAATGTCAAAGGGGTTGAGTAAAATATACCTCAACGGAATTCTATTGTTGGTTGAATTGATAGAACCAACCTGATTTACCAACTTGGCATAATCTTCAGTTTTAAATTTGCCATCTATCCTATAAAAGAAAACATTTCCACTTCTATAAAGCTCCCTAAAATACTGATCCTTAATGCTAGTTAAATTTATTTTTTTAAACCACTCTTCAAAAAACCTGCGGCTTTTGACAGTTCCGCCCTCTAGGTAAACGTCAGTATTGGTAAATTCCGCCATGATATCAATGGCATTCCTAAATATGGCAATATTGGCATATGCTTTTTGACAAAGCTCAATACCGTCTCTGACATCTACGCCATCACTTGCATAAGTGTAAGGCAGCATTCCCACCCTAATACTTGAAAATCTATCAACAGGATTGCGATAAGCCACACGATTTGTGCGTGTCGTAGTTTGTTGGGACGACGTTAATTGAGTCCTAGCTCTTGAGATATCGTTGTAGCTTGCGTCTGATGTATAAAATGGCTCCCCCAATAACTCGGGCACTACCTCATTAGAGGGAACTGCGCCGTTACTAGTGTTGCCAAACTGATTCCAGTAATCAGACTTTTTAGTGTATTTTCTTTTCGCCATGACAATAGATCATATTACACCCCAAAGTTAACTTTCAACTTTTAAAAGTTAGGAAATAAACATTGGCGTAAAAGTATTCTGCATGGGCACACCTCGATCATCCTCCATATCATAAAAGACGTTCATCATCCAGTTCCCTAAAACCAAAGCAGAATAAGAGTCTTTTCGGGCTTTATCAGCACCCTTCTGCTTTCTTAAATTAGGCGGTAGATCAAAACTTTGAGTCCCCTGCAATGAAGTGGTAATTTGTATTAAAGCACATTGAACTTTGATTAAGTCCATCATGTCTTTTTGGTGTTCCACAAAATCAATCATCCGAGCCCCAATCCCTGCATTCTTATTGGGGTCATTTTTAATAAACTTTAAATCTTTAATTGGAATTGACGCTTTCCTCTGATTGTTATACTCGTCATCCATAGCTGCCCCAGCAAAAAATATTTTCTTGTGGTCAAATGCAGCCTGAAGACTTTCATTTGCAGCCCTAATCCATTGAGAGCTAGGCTTTCTTAAAAATACAAAGTTCTTCGTCCCCTTGTTGTATTGGTTTTTTAGTTTTCTTAGATTTTTTTCGTAATCGGGAACCTTATCTAATTCAGCTTCCATGGTGCCAAGCTTTAAGTTGAATTTTTTAAAAATCTCGCTTTCGTTGCAGGAGTTCATGAACTGGACTCCACCATTGTAATCCCCCACCACAGCAACAATGTTAAAGTGAGTCAACAGATAAGCCATGTAGCGAATATGGGTTTTAAGATTAGCTCCCGCCAGACCATAGCTATGAACTACGGTTCCTTTTCTCATGTCCCTGTTTAGTTTAATGACAAGCATTGCAAAATCGTCAGAACTCTCACTTTCTGACCAAGATGGGTCAAAGGCGAGAATGTATTCGTCTTTGGGGTTTCCAATTACTTCTACGCACTGGCCCTCCCCGTCAGGCAACGTACATTCAGCCATTTTGCTAACCTTAAAGTATCCTGAACTGTCATCTGTAAAAATAGCCCCGAATTCCCTCTCGAATTGAGAATCACTCATGGTGGCTCGGGACTGGCTAATCAGATTTTGGTCATATAGCTGTTCGGGAGCACAATCATAACTAAAATGCATAATCGTTCTATGCGCCCCGTCTTGCTTGTTTTCATTTAGAATTAGAGCTTCATATTGTTGGTAAAGTTTGTAGAGATATTCAAACTTGTAGGAGGCTGAAGACAATCCGATGATTTTGTTGTTTGGCCACTTTCTCCTATCCTCTTCCTTCATCTTTCCCTTCTCAATTAGCTGAGTCTCCAAATCATATACTTCTTGCCTCTCTGTGGGGTTATCTACGACAGACAGGAAGGGCATAATTACCTCATTGTAGATTTTTTCGGGCATCAACAACAACTCGTCAATAATCATTCGTTGAAAGCGGAAACCCCTGAGCTTTTCACCATCCCCAAGGGGTAAGGCGCGAATACTGCTTTGCCCAATCTCCATGACCCACTCATCGTTCATTTTTGAGGTTCGAGTTATACATTGAGAAAAAAATGTGGCCTTGGGACTTTTTGCCAGATCTTCTATCTTCTTGAAAATCATTTTGGACTGCCTGAAGGACTTGGACAGAATTCCTATCTGGACACCCTGATGTAGAATGGCGTCTAAGAGCGCGAAAATGCCCGTAGAGAAGCTTTTGGACATTCCACGGCTCCAGATGCCCAAAAAGTAATCAGACTCCATCATGGCCTTAATAGCCATGTGCTGAAAGGGGAATAATTTTATTCCCGTGAACAATTCGCAAGCAAAGGAAGGATTTTCCCTGAGAAACTTATAAAGCAAAAGTTTTGCCTCACCCTCATCCAAATATCCCTCTTTTTCGGCCAGTTGCTGGTTTATATCTGCGAACTCTCTTGTTAGTTTTTGTTTTCCTGTTTCCCAAGCCATCTTTATTAATTTCTTTATCCCAAAAATACTGAACGTCTACATCCCAAAGCTTAGTTCCTAAAACAAGAATTTTAGGTATCAGTTCTTCGCTATCCCGCCGTGAACCGCTAAATACAAATTGGCAACAATCTGAATACTTCGCTTGGATTTCCCGCATTCTATGATACACATAGTCCAATCTGAATTTCTTATAACCCTTAGCATTTACTGCCCACATGTCCCCAAATGCCACATCTACCACCACAAACAGAAAGCACCCTAAATCGCCGCCCACCGCATAATCGCCAACGTCAAGCTTTAGAGATTCACTATTCTTAAAATATAGCGGCTTCTGCTCTCTCGTATCTATAAGAATGGGGGTATCTGAATAATCGTTTTTAAATTGATTTGGTAACTGCCCCGAGAGCATGGGCATTATACCAAATTGATTACAAAGAGCCTTATAGCTCCCGAAAGCCTTTTTGCAGATGTCTACATCGGGCATTCCTGCTGTTTGTAGGTAAGTGCAAGGTGGACCTCCCCCCAGCCCCTTGGCTTCCACTTTTTTATTAAATGTGTTTGCAATGAAATCTTTAACCTCTTCGGGAGGGGCGGTTTCGCACCATTTTTTCATATTACCCTTGTTTATAAAGTCAGTAGCGAAATACTGATCGTAATTCTTAAAGGGGATAAGCTTTCCCGTGAGCTTATCTTTTCTTGCATAATTCTCTACATAGTAATCTC